CAGTAAAAACAAGAGAAGGATAATACCACTTTGTCTTTACGTAATAAGCAAAACTATAATCAAATGGTCTATGCTCATGAGGTTCTGCATAATCACCCCTTTCATAAACATTTGCCCAAAAATTATCACATCTTAGAGGTATTCTATTACCATCAGACAGCGCACCTGGTCTAAATGCCTTCTCAATCTCTTCTCTTATATACGCTTTAAGATTTCTAAAAGTAATATTATTTGGTTCCCAATCCCAGTTCGTATGAATGGAAACTTTCACATTACTCTTATTCTTAGGAATAGGATTACAAAATTCTAAGCAAGAAAGAACTTGCTCTTTTACCTTATCAGCAAATTGATAATCCCCAACAATCACTTCCGCATTATGTGGAATTTTCATCAATTATTACGTAATTTACTATGAACAGCATCTTTAATTTGATTATAATCTGAATAGTTGTCCCCATCAATCTTATTACTATCATCAAATACTTCAGAATAACCAGACCTTTCTAAGATCTTATTCTTAATTTCTAACTGACGTTTTTCTCTCTGTATTCGGCGGAGAAACGCATAATGTATAATCTGCGTAAAGTAAGCAAAAGGATTTTGGGATTTCTCAGGATTAAAAT